GAGGACAATGCACTGTCGTATTTCCAGAAGTTAGCAGAAGAGTAATTTAGCCAGGGGAAATTCGACTTTTTATTCCAAAAAAGTCGGGAAAAAAACTCCCCAATTTTTTTGCTCTATTACCTTTTTTAATTACTGATATAGTCTGATATTCTCAGCTTTCTTAAGGTTTCCATTGAGGTACTCAGTGGAACCTTTTTTATATGGCATAATATCATCAATATCATCCATAACAACACTTAGGTATTCTTGTTTTAGTATGAATATTTCTCTTTTTTCATTTTCTATTTTTGATTCATATTCATAGTTTGTGACTGGTCTGGTAATATCTATTGTATCGACTATTTTCTTAAGATAGTGATCATAGTAGGATTGAGTAAAATCAGAACTTACTTTTAAACCTTCAGGAATGATAGTAACGTTATTACTGTCTTTTACTTCAATAGTCTCATAATGGTGAACTCCATTGTAGAGCGTATCATAGTTATCATATTTTTCTAGCATAAATCTATCAAAGTCAATTTGTGGTAATGGCCATTCTGTTGGAATATGAGTAATGTTGTTTGCTAAGAGGATAACCCAATCTAAACTAGGATTTTCATAAATTTCATAGGCGACATTATCTGGTCTATCATCACCTAATATGGAATATTTGGTAAAAAAGGTTAAATCTTGAAAAATGTCTTCTCTTAGTGAAATTCTTCTAAAAAAATTCTTTACAATAATATAATCTGATATTTTAGCATCAGGAAGTCTGCTAACGTAAGAGAAATCGGGAATAAGATCGAAATAACTTGACATTTTAGAAACCTATTCTAGCGGGGACTATATTTCCTTTATTTCCATAGTCATCATTATATATGGGAGTCATTTCTTGGAAATTCATTGTTACTTGATATGCAGTCATTACACCATCTTCATAGGTTGAATATTGACCATTTGGAGTGTAATTAACTACAAATCCACCTAAAGCACATTCTTTGAATTTATTTAAGTAGGGATGGTCATTTACTCCAAATCCATCTGTTCCTTGTGTTCCATTTCGTGTGGTGGTTGCAGTGTTTTTATAAGATAATCGGAAAGTATGTGGAGATTTGAGGAATAATCGTGATTTACTTCTAATTGGTGACATCCCTTGTTTAAAGAATCTGATTATTCTTACAACTGTCATTGCTTCTGCCTCATTTCTAGGAGCAAGTTGGAAGTTAAAAGTAAAATTTCTGAGTTGTGGAGAACTAAAGAGTAATTCCATATTGGGGTTCATTATAGCCCCTGTTGTTCTTTGTAGGAGATTTTGTTGTCCTGCTGCTTGTCCTGCAAAGTATGTTCCTAATGCAGTTCTGGTATCTTTAGTTTTCAAAGCATTTTCTACTGCAGCACTTGCTGCGTCTACGCCAGCACCCATACCTCTTTGTATTGCAGTTAATGCAATTTGTGATATGGCTAATTGGAAGGGGTTGATTTTATCATCGGCCCAGCTAACTTGTTGTTGGTCTTGAATAGCTCCTGGTATTGGGAGTATGACACTTCCTAGTGTTTGTCTATTAGCTGATCTATCTGATAAACCTAGAGTTCCTTTTTTTCTTCCTTTTACTATATCTCTAGCTTTAAATGCCATCATATCAATTTTCATGAAATCTTGTCCATCATTTCCAGTTCTTAGAGATGCAGGAAATACATGAATACCAAAGGACTTTGCTTCTTCTCTTGTTCCTGCTGTTGATGGTCCAATATCTGGTTTTTCTAAAGAAGAAGGATTCTCTAATACATCACCAACTAGGACTTGGCTTGCTAATGCTTTATTTTTAGCTGCTAATTTACGTGCTTCTACACCTGCAGTTTCTTTATCCATATCAGGATTATCTGCAATTATCCCAGATTGAGTTGTTTTTAGGGACTGGTCTTTTATTTTTCCTAAGTTCGCATTAATTATTTTTTTATCTGTATCATTAGCACCACCCCACCAATTTTGGTTAAATTCTACTTTTCCTGTATCAGGATTTATATTTCCTACTCTTTTATCATGCACACTGAATCCACTAGCATCATTTTCCCATATTTCAACTTCACCTGTTTTTTTATTAACCATCGTAAAATATTTTTCAGTTGTACCTGGAAGGGGGAATACATTCTCGGCTGTATCTGCCCCAAAAAATCCATCTTTACTTGTTGATTGGGCCATCTAATATACGAATCTTTTATTTATTTAGGATGAATTTCCCATAAGGAAAATTGAGAAGGTCATCTAGTTCATTATAATCAACAATATACAGTTGTCCTGCTAGTTCATTCCAAGTATAATTGCGAGATTGTCTCCAATGAAAGTTAAGTCCCTTAAATCCCCATGATTTTAAATCTGTGCAGGCAATTAGTGGATGTTGGTCATAAGTTTCATTGGGAGTTTTCGCATTGTATACAAAGGTATAGAATTTTCCTACTTCAGGTATAGGAGTCACAGTATCATTAAGTGTGTCCATGATGATTAACATCATTTCTTCAGGGTCATTAACTGCTGCTGCCAATTCTTCCTTAATTGGTTCTATACGATTAGCTTCTCTTTCTTCCCCATTAAATCCAAAAGAATCTGTCATTATCTTATACCTAGTTCTTTTTCGGTGATAATCTTAAATTCAATTTTTCTATCTTTACACCATTCATTTGCTGCTTCCCATTTTGCTGTATTTACTGCATATGTTTGACATTCGTAGAGATAAGATTTGGTCACTTTTTTTCTTTTCTTTGGTGCTTTGGTTTGTTTGAGTGGTTTGACTTCAATTACATATGTTTTGAGTTCACCTGTATTTTCTTTTACTTTAATAATAAAATCTGGAAAGTATCTACGAACTCTACCATCAGGAGCACGGTATGGGATCCAAAACTCTTCACTACCCCATTCCATAATATTTTCATTTATATCACACCAATTACAAAATCGTCTTTCCCATGAACTACGACAAATAATGTTAGTTACGTCACCTTTATATTTTTTGGGTTTAGTGGGTTTAAATATACTCTTAATACTTTCTCCCATTATCTTGGCTACATAATATATAAGGTCAAATAGTATTTATAAAATGCCACGGATAGCAAGAGTCTCCGACATCAAAGCAAATTTATTAAGACCAGCGACTACTTCTCACTTTGAAGTGGAGATACCTATTATTGGTCCTCTTGGTCATTGGAGAGGTGTTGGTAAGCAAGATAAAATTAATTTAATGTGTTGTGAAGCTTCGTTGCCTGGATCTAATTTAGCAACATTTGATATTAATAATGATCGGACTGGTGTGACAGAGAAGCATGTTCATAGAAGAATTTTTGATGATAGAATAGATTTAAGTTTTTATGTTGATGCAGGATTATATCAACCAATTAAATTTTTTGAAGAATGGATTGGTTATATTACTAATGGAAGATTTACTAGAAATACAAGACAACAAAGAGCAGCAAGTGAAAATGACTTAATGGATGATAATTATGATTATAGAATGCGATATCCTGATGATTATATGGCTGGTCAGGGATTAAAGGTTACGAAATTTGAAAAGGATCATTTAAATCCATTAACATATGAATTTGTAAGATCTTTTCCTATGGCAATATCTTCAATGCCAGTTTCATATGATGGATCTTCATTATTAAAATGTACAGTCTCTATGAGTTATATAAGATATGTTTTGAAGAATTTACATATTCAGAATGCATATCCACCATCAAACCCATTTGAAATGTCTCAGTTTAATGCTGCAGGATTTTTGGGTAATATTGGTGGTCAGTTGGTTGATTCTGCTGTAGATAGAATAACTGGTAATGATCTTATTGGAGATATTGCTGGTGGATTCGCAAGTAGAGCTATTAGAAATATTTTTTAAAAACTCTTATATATAAATATACGATCTGAATTATATAGATTATGCCTTTACCAAAAATTGCGACCCCCACTTATGAGTTGGAGTTACCTTCTACAGGACAAAGTATAGAATATAGACCTTTTCTGGTTAAAGAAGAAAAAGTTCTTGTAATTGCTTTAGAGAGTGAAGATAATAAGCAAATTACAGGTGCTATTAAAGCAGTATTGAAGAATTGTGTTCTTACTAAAGGAATTAAAGTAGATCATCTTCCTACTTTTGATATTGAATTTTTATTCCTCAATATTCGTGGTAAGTCTGTGGGAGAAGAATTGGAAGTGAATATTATTTGTCCTGATGATGAAGAAACTCAAGTTCCCGTAACAATTAATTTGGATGATATTGAAGTACAAAAGGATGAGAATCATACAAATAAAATCAAATTAGATGCTAGTTTAATGATGGAAATGAAGTATCCATCGTTGGACCAATTTATTAAGAGTAATTTTGATTTTAATGAGAAGAATGCAATGGATCAATCTTTTGATTTAATTGCTGGAAGTATTGATAAGATTTATACTGAAGATGAGGTTTGGGCAACTGCTGATTGTACCAAGAAAGAAGTTAAGGAATTCCTTGAGTCAATGAATTCCAGTCAGTTTAAAAAAATTGAATCTTTCTTTGATACCATGCCTAAATTATCTCATACTATTAAGGTTACTAATCCCAAAACAAAGGTTGAAAATGAGGTAGTATTGGAGGGGTTAGCAAGTTTTTTCGCATAGCCCTACTGCATATGAGTTTGGAGGATTACTTCAGGCTGAATTTTGCCTTGATGCAGTATCATAAATATAGCTTAACAGAGATAGAAAATATGATGCCTTGGGAACGAGACATCTATGTGGGGCTTCTTCAACAACACCTAGAAGAGGAAAGATTAAAGCAGCAACAACAAGGTAATGCCTAAGACTGTTGGTTACGACACACAAACATTACTAAAAATTCTATCAGATCTTGATATTGATTTGATGGATATTGATAGTGATGAGGGAATGATTGATGCATT